GCCAGTGAACAACCTAACGTTCTTCAAAGTTCGCTCTCCGGATGCCCCAGTGAGGCAATGTCGCGGTCCGACCAAGGGCCGGATGCCTAGCACTCCCCTCTTCACTGTCAACGCGCCCCTAAACGCCTGCAGCTGGTTTCAGCTTCGGTCGTCCGTTCGCTTCTTCAGCCGTCGCAACCCACCTGAGTGTCCGCAGCTCTCAACGGTAGGGGTTGGTGAGATCCACGTCTGATGTTGTTGGAGTTGGAACCTTCGTGGTGACCACTGGGCTAGGCAGTCCAAGTTTAGGCAGTTTGGGAGACGAAGTTGGTTGGATACTGTGTAGGGATCCCGTTGATTTGGCAGAAGGGAACTAGGCGGGATCAGGCGGGACTTGATGGGAAATGATGGGATTTCCTCGAGGTTTCCTGGGACATTTGGTCTGCCAAATCGGCGGGAACAAAAAGCGTACCTACTCACTGGCCAAGCATGTTTTGGTCTCCGTTCGACCAAACCCTACTTGGGCACCAAATTCACGAATCAAGCATTCCCACAGCCGGAACGCGCAAATTCACCTGCATCCACTCACCCAAATTCCACTACCGGGCCGGCATATCAAAAATAGGCCGAAAACCGCAAAAGGCAAAATTCGAGTTCCCTTGATTTGGCACCCGGCCCTTACGCTCCCACTGCATCTGGCACAAACCGACGCTTCCCTGGATTGTAGTCGAATCCAGGGTCCACGCCCACAGTAACCATTGAGGTTTCACCAGTGTGTGAATTGGTCCACGCGATCTTCTGGAGGGCGAGATCTTTCGATACCGATAGACCATGGCGCTTGAGATCTCGCTCGTTGAGTTGCTGCACCTTGCAGTGACAATACCAGCCGTTCATTGGCATGATCGAGTCCCAATTCGGGTCATCCACCAGCATTACCACATCATGCCACTTCTGATGCTGCGGCCTCGAACCAGGGCTCGGAGTTTTGCCGTGCCTGTGGATGTATCTCAGGTACGGACGCGCAACCTTGAGACGTTGGATGGTCTGCCATCTACCAGCTGAGTGCGCTTGCCTGAGATTGGTGTCGTAGATGATCTTGAGTCTACGTGGCGAACCAAGCTGCACCTCCTTCACCTCGCCAGTGACAGGGTCAACCTCTTCCTTCCTGCCCCACCAGCCTTTACTCTGGAGCAGTGGTATTAGGTCCCTCTTGAACTGAGCCAGGGTAGTTCCATTTGCCAATGCTTCATCAATAGCTGTGCGAATGTCAGCCAGGATATCGCGCCGCATTACCTTTGCAACAGTGAAGGCCTGCGAATGTTCGATCTGCCATGTGTCGCGCCAGTCCCACGAGATCACGTAGCCCTTGGCACGGAACCATTCAAGCGCTTGTTCGGGCGGCAGCCCAAACGGGTCGATTTGGCTAGTCGGCATCGATGTCGACACCCAACTGCCCCGCTGCATGTGCCGCGAACATCACTCGAGCGAGACTCTCGGTGACGGCGGTCGGATCCTGCTCAGAGAGCTCACTAATCAGTTTCCGTGCATCCTCAAGGCTCGATGCCCTATCAAGAGCTTTGCTTACGGTGTCAACCTCAGGACCAATTACCTTTTCCCATCCACCATCACCAATCAGTCGCTCGATAGACGCATCAGCAGATAGCGCACCACTCTCCGCGAATGCAGGTGGGGCTGGGTTTTCCTGAGGAGTACTTGAGATCGGTTCATAGCCAGTGCCGTACGTCTCCTGCACGCGCTGCGCACTCGGTCGGTATCCTACCACCACAAGCTTCGCGTCCCGATCGGCCGCGTTCCGCAAGTCCTCAGATTCTGAAAAGTCTCGATATATCCGAGGGACCACGGCCCCAGGATGGTTCCACTGGGTCAGCCAAGTCGCTGGCCCGCGACGAAATGATTCACAGACCAGATCCGCGTAGGTCTGCGTGACGTCTACCTTCACCTCGCTGTGCGTTTCACTCTGCGAACGACTCGACCCGCTATCGGTGGTCATTGTCTCACAAAGCACAATCTTCGTGGTTGCGCTGTCGATGTACTTACAGAACAACTCGTAGTCGTCACCAGCTCGAGCGAGCGCCTCGAGCAAATCCAGTGCCACGGTGTTTGGAATTGCCAACGCTGCACCAGACAATACGGTCTTAGCGAGCGCCAGGGCCTTCTTTCGCTCGTCCTCCTTCGCGCCAGCAGGGAACTTGGCCACGGGCGTTGGGGAGGCGAACTTCTCGCCCCACAGTGCCCAGAATCGCATCATGTTGCGCTTGAACCAAACCGGCCAATAACAGTAGTAACCGAGACCGAGCGGGTACGGGTCATCATCATCATCCGCGTCCGCCTTGAAAAGCCAAAACTTGGCGGCAGGCATCACAATCCCCTGAGTCGCATTCGTGCGAATCAACCGCAACTGGTCGTTCTTGTCGAACCTGAATCGTTTGGCCTTGCGAACTTTGACATCCTGCAGCGTGATACGGGTGCTGTCGGCTTGCCACATGCACTCCCCGACACTGTATCCGTACCAGATCCCAGTCAGCATCTTCTTCGTGATAGCGTCCCAGCTGATACCAGCCAACTGTGCACTCAGGTCGTCAGCGGCTTCGATGTCGATGGGTCGATCACCTCCTGGTTCGACCCTCGTTTCCCGCGAGATGATATCCGTGCGCAACTGCTTGAATGTTGCGTAGCACTGCTCGTCCCGCAGTACCTGCTCATACACACCAAGGTCTCCTCCCTTGGCTCGCATGATCTCATCACTGGAGACTCGCAGTTCATCCGCGAAGATCGCACCGATATCCAAGGTGGTAATGGCGGCACTCTCGCCCATTGGTGCGGTGACAGGGATCGAGGTTTCTTCAGCCATGATTCAACTCCAGCGTATCACGAGTCTGCAAAATGCCTGTCGCGCGCCTCTTTCGCCTCAGCCCAATAGTCATCGTCAAGGCCAAGCCAAGGCACCTCCTTCGATACAACTGCTGCGCCCGTCTCACCAACGAGAGGCAGTGGGTCAGTGGCTAGGTTCTGGTCGACCGCTTGTGGATGATCGTGGGCTTGGAGGTTCTGCCCAAGTGGCCCGACCAGGCACTGCCAAATGCGCCAAGGGGCGTTTGCGGGTGTGGCTGGCCTTGTCAGCGGAGACGTGGAGCCCTTGCGAGGGTAGTGCGCAACCCACAGTGGGTGTTCCAAGAACCAACCGGGCTTACCGAGACGGTGCCAGTCGCGCTGGGTGGTGTAGATGATAGATCCGCCGTACTCACTCTGCAGACGTCGAGCGAACTCCTTGCATACACGGACATCGGTTGCCGGATCTGCACCAACACTATGCCCAGGAAAGTCCTCGATATCGATACATGGCAGCAGGTCTCCGGCTGTCAATCCACACGACCTTGCGGTAGACGCGAAAGCGTCGAACTGCTTGTGTGGATCCTGATCGGCACGAAAGAAGTGGTACATGCCCACCACCTTGCCCGCGGCCCGGATCCGTTTGACATGTTCGGTTGATGACTTGTCGATGCTTGTGCCGTAGGTGGCACGCACGATTCCAAAGTCCTGGCGTCCCCAGTCGACCAGGCTTGGGTGCTGAAACTTCGAAACGTCGCAGCCAGTCAACAGAGTCACGGTGCCTCTGTTGTGTTGTTGTTGGCGGGCGGCGCGCTAGGACACGTGATCTCTGCGCCCTGGTTCAACAGCGTCTGGAGTGTGCCAGCTGAATAGTACGCGTACCCTGTCTCATCTCCGCGCTGGACTCCCCAATCAGGACCCCAGGAGTTGCGGATCCAAAAGCGTCGCAGTTGAGCGTCCCACCCAGCCAGCTCAGGCTCGTGGCCACCTTCCACGGTTCCGCTGATACTCATCTCGCCGCATCGTGAAGGACTGAAGAAACCAGAGTACCAGTTCGTGCCAAGGACACAGGGACCTTTCTGCAGCGCCGCCTGCAGCTCCTCAAGCGAACCAATCTCAGTGCCGGTAGTGGTGGCGTATCCAAGGTCAATCGCGGCCTGCCACGCGCTGGCACCATCAGATCCAGTGTCAGTTGGTGGATATGTGCCCTTGAAAGGATCGATCTCAGTAGCTCTCGAGTAGATTCGAACCGCGTCAGCCTCAGTCAGGTTGCCACGAAATGGCTGCGTGGAGAGGCAGTGAGCAACAGCGTTACCTGTGCAACTGCCAAGGGTACCTTGGTCAAGCGCGACCGGGTTGTTTGGTGTCCAAAATACGCTTGTTGCCACTACGGAGTATGACGGTCTAGCTCTGCGACGAAGCGCTTTGTGGGATTTGCGCCACCCAGATAGCGACGGACGAACCTTGAGGGGAGCTCGCATGGTTTGGTTGCAGGTCGGGAACTCGACACCATTCGACCCGGCCACCACAGCGCCACCCGCACCACTACGACCGCCCGTTGTCCCAGATCCGCCCGTACTGAGCACCCCAACCTGACCCGCAGCACCACCTGCGGCGGTGGCGCCTCCGAGCCCAATCGGGTTTACCGGTGCGGGCTTCGCGCAGGCGCCAGTGAGCAGCATCAGAAACCCAATAAGAACTTGCTTCATACGCAACTCCGACAACAAGAGTGAGACACTGGCGGCGACGGCGCGGGTAACGGATCTGTCGACACGGATCCAACGAGTCGTGCCCATTCCTCGGTCGAATAGACGACCTCCGTTGTGGAGGCACGGTCACAGATGAGGAGCCTGACAGTTCCGGTGTTCGACTGATGCGACACGCATGAGCATGCCGGACTTGGTTCACACGGTGCACGATGGCATCGGCACTTCATTGTACCACCTCGACACGTAGCGCCATTGCGCGCGAATTGATGGGCGCCATCTGCCGCTCCGACACCCCAAACGATTGCACCAGTGACACAATATCTCTGATTGCAGAAACAATCTGCGCCACCGTCGCAGCTGTATCCACCTCGCTGGCACTCGATGTGAGCGCAGCCTGCAGCAGCGCATCCTTGGCTGCCATAGCCTTAGTGAGCCGCTCAAACCCAGTTGCGAGTTGCTCGCGTGCCGCCTGTTGCTGCTCCACTGGCAGCAGCGGGATTGCAGCATCGGCCACTACCCGGAGATTCAAAGCCTCTGAATGCACCTGCTGCTCGAGCACGAGTGCCTTCTCGACGCTCATGTGCAGGTTTGAGCAGCCTTGCGTCGAAAAACTGACAGCCAACAGCGCCAACGTTGCAACGGTGCCACCCAGCCCTGTGCCACGCACACGCTTGTAGCAGTGCCACAAACCAATTGCCATCACACCAACCTGACCGCCTTGAGCGGCACAGTACTCCAGCAGCGCTTCTCCGCGCACACCGTCCAAGTATCCTTGTCCAAGTGCCGCAAGCATCGCTAGTCCGAGCGGCGCCGCCCATTGCGCACGGGTGGGCAGTCGCGGGATCCAAGCAAAGACACGATCACGCAGCCTTGGCGCCTTCCACACCGACAGTAGGAGGGTGACGATCATTGCAACAGCCCAAGAGTGCTTGAAAAAGAAGTCTCGCATTAGTCGTTCCAGCCTTTCATATCGCCGGACATGTCAGAACCAAACGCTTCGAGCGATACCGGCACATCGCCCGCAACAAAATCAAACCCACCGCCCTCGAGCGTCGCGCTGGCGAATTGCGCCAATGCGGCCGCTATGGCTGAGTCACCGTGGCGCTTCTCGCTGCTGCCACCAGTGCGCTCCACCACACGCGGCACACCCTGCACCACCTCAATGGTACGGAAGTCGTCCAGGACGTCACTATTCAATGGCAACGTGAACTTGCCATCCTCAAGCGCACTCTTGAGTTTTGGCATATGCTCACGGTACCAACCTTCAGATAGCATCACCTGGGCAATGGTGTCCGCCCCGTACCGTTGTCGCGCGCGCTCCGCTAGGTACTGGCCGTTGCCCCTGGCGTCCAGAGCGGCCCCACTGAAGCGAGGTAGGTGGTCACACAGGAACGTGAACACCTGCTCCTGCTCGCGAAAAGGTACATTGCGCAGCTCCACAACAAATGGGGTGCGACGGGTAAGATCTGACTCGAGCACCAGTGGCCACAAGACAGTCAAATCACCAGACCGCCCAAAATCCTCACCCACGAAACTACGACACTCAAGCGGCAGGGACTCCAATAGTGGAACGAGCTGCTCCGTGCACCAATCCCCACATTCCTCAGTGCGCTGTCCGTCCGAGGAGTCAACAAACTGGTCGTCGCACTTCCAGCGAAGGATAGGTGTCTCGGTGGCTCGCGATTCGAGAAGTACCCGGCTGAAGTACTTGCCGCCACTGCGGCGCGGGATACAGTGAAGTTCCTCGTCGGCTGCGTCCCCGTACAATGACACAATCTCATTGCGCCACTTGACCTCGGCCTCCGGAGACCAAATCTTCCCGGTGACCAGGCAGATCCGTTGATAGAGCCCATCGGTTAGCGCTTCATCAAACGTGATACGTAGCACCTTGTACGGTCGCTTACCCGAACGGCACTCCTGGAGGAGCTCATTGAATGGATTGTCGGCACCGTCATGGGTCGAAATGATGAGCACTTTGCCGCCCCAGATGAGCAGAGCCGTGGCTGCCTTGAGCAACTCCACTGGCTCATCGTGGAACGCGAACTCATCGAGAATGACGTAGCCCTGTCGACCACGCAGTGAACGGGGACGTGAGCACAGTGCCACGATCTCGAATCCAGACAGGAACCGGATCCGGAAGGCTTGAATCGCTCGCTCCACACCATGCTCATCCTGCTCCTTGAACAGGAACTCGGACACTTCAGACGCGGCCGACGCAAAGGCTTTGGCCCAACCGGCACAGGTGTCAATAAACTCCCGTGTCATGTCGAGGTTGTACCCAATATAAAAGACGTCCTGACCCCCGGCGCTCTTCTCTGCGCCCGCAGTCAGCACAGCATCCGCAGCAATGCCCCAGGTCGCGCCAATGCGGCGACTCTTCTCGACTACCACCACCTGGTGCTCGGTCATCGAGCGTAGTAGCGTCTGTTGGTAGCCCAGGAGCACACCGGACGGATTGGTGCTCGCTGGCATCTGCCGACGAGCGGCATCACGGTGATGCTGCCACTGCTCCTGGGTGATCGGCGCAGCGATCACTGATGCCTTCCGATCCCAAGGATTCGTTCCTTGATGGTCTCAATGGTTGCGGTAGACAATCCTTCCTTTGGAGCCACCTCATCAACAACCTGTGCCGCTTCGCGCGCAACCTGCTCACGCAGCTTGAGCCGCATTTCAGCAGATGACTTGGACGCGGTTTGGAGGTCTTTCACTGCCTTGGCCAGATCAGAGACTGATTTGGCGTCGATATCACCGGAGTCAGCGAGCTGCATCCGCGACTTCAGCAGCAACGCGTGCAGGCTCTCGACCAGCATCTGAGTGGCGTTACCATCCACATCGTCACGCACCTCGCGCCCCACAGCTCGAGCCATCTCACGCGTGAGACGAATGTCCTCCGCCATCCGCTCGTAGTCCTGAGAGTAGCGATGCACAGCCGACTTCGAGACATCCGCGCCCATCGCCCTGAGATGCTCAACGATCTGCACTAGGGTCACCTTACCGTCGCGCAACAGTCGATCCACCTCAGCGCGCAGCTCATCTGGTAGTTTGCGAATCGTCGATTTGCTTGGCATAGGTTTCACGTGCAACGCAAATACGCGTCACGGACTGGGTCGTTGAATACCGGGAACAACAGTGCGCCCCTTTGCAACATCAACACCGCGGGAGGTGAGTTTCGCGACCCAAACGCGCTCACCAACTATCCTAGTGGTAACGACGCCTTGTTCCTCCAACCACTGCAGATCGGTATGGAGCGCATCACGAGACTCGGCGAAACCGAAAGCCTCAAGCGCCATCTGCAGCACGCTGTCGTTTGCCGAATACTCACTCTGCGCCTCAAGTAGTCGCAGGATGCAGATGCGTCGGTTCTCTGCCATTGCCACAGCATAGGGTTGTTGCACGGCTACTTGTTCTCCCGCAGCCAAGTGTCGATGCGCTGCAATTGGTTTTCGACCTTCTCAATCCACCCATCGAGGTTGCTTGTGCGCTCCAGTAATACCTGTACGCTCGTGTTCAGTGCGCTCACAGTGTCAGCGCTGGGCACATGCTTGACCTGCTCCTCGAGCCGCAGTACGCGGCAGTCAAGCATCTGGTTCGCGACCTCTATCGCCCTGACGGCGCTACGGTCAGCGGTGCGCTGGTTGCTCTGCCAAGTGTAGACGGTCAACGCAATCCACAAGATGGCTTGCGTGGCCTGGAGCCAAATGTACCAGGCAGGCATCAGTATCGGTTCCTCTTGCTGGGCGACATCGCGAGTCGTACGATGCCCCGAGGGACTCGCGGGCTTCAGCCAGAGGACTTACGGTCAGCTGCGATTGAACAGGTCCAGTTGGCCCGAAGGTGTGTCAAGACCATGCAGCACCATGCGCACGTAGGTCTCAGTGGCGCGCGCTCTGAGCGCGATGGTGCGATGGGACAGTGCCTTATCCTCAGCCAACTCGAGGATGACACGCTTCTTCAGGTGAGTGTACACGCCGCGCGGCAGGTTGATACGTTGCCCGCCTAGTGCCTTGCAGAGTGCCTTCCAGGGCTCATCACCGAGTATCTCGGCCCAAGGATGCTTCAGGCCAACCCGATTCCGCAACTTCGGTATGTAGTACTTCTCAACACCACCATACCGATCGACCAGTTTGAGTGTCAGCTCCGTGCCGACGATGTTCGCGATCTCGACCAAGCCTTGGGGCCAGTCGGTGATGTCGACATTAGCCATGGTGTGCCTCCAGATATTCATCCAGCGTCATCTGCCTGGCGGTCATGGGCGATCTGCGCTCACTGAGGATTCTCGCGCGAGTCTCACGCGCGATCCGCACAGCCTCGCCATACGATCCGGTGCGAAACCCATCCAGGTTGGGAGGTTGAGAAATTGAACCGAACTCGCCGGCACGGTAGCAGACCACTGCGTAGCAACAGGCGTTGGCACTCACGAGTTCTCCGGGGTAGTCAGGTAGCGAACAGAGCGACCGCTGCATGGGCCCATCCACCACGATGACGCGCCGTGACGGTGGGTGACACCAAAGCAGACTGTCGCCACCAAAACACTGCCACCCCTCAGTGACCATCTCGGGACCGAGTTGGCGCGCCGCGTTCACTGTGCCCCTCGAGACTTCCAGGACTTGAGGCCTTCAATGACTTGCGATGCCTGTTCTGGGGTGAGCCACTCTGGATCGGCCACCCCAGTCATGCGCTCCACAAACGCACGCAGTGCTGCGCGCTGGGCAACTAATCCCTCGGCGCGCACGAGGTCTTTGCGACACATGTCACCCCAGAGCGCCCACACCTTGCGCACACGAGGCAGCTTGCTCTTGGGTCTCTTGGTTTTGAATCGCCATCCAAGGCGACGGAATTCAGCCAAAAGCCGCTCGAGCTGCACAGGCCCACAATCACCCGCGCTGCCGTGACCCGTGACGCGACGCACCACGTCACGGTATGTGTCGTCATCGAGCCCCAGTTCTTTCTTTGCTATGTGCACCTGCGCCATTGCGGCCCGATGATTCATAGGAGGTCATCCCTTCTCAAGCGCAGACGGCGCGCTAGTTTAGTCGTGGCGATGATCTCGAGCTGTCCGACCCGGGCTCGGGTGATATTCAAGAGTGGAGAGATTGCATCAATCGTGCGCGGGCCGCCGTCAGCGATATCCAGCGCGCAGCTGACTTCCAGCTCGTCTGGCTCGAGATCGGGAAAGTTCAACTTGATGTTGCCGTTTGTACCGACATCCAAGTACAGATGCCACTTGCACCCGACATACGGACACGGTCGGGAGGTGCCCACGCACTCGCCGCGGAGCCTCGGCCTTGGATAGTCCACTGCCACCGACTCCGCATCAAGCGCGTTTCGCGACAACCGACTGACATCGATGGTGTGTGGTCGCACCTCGCGAGGGCGTTGATCGCGGTCAGGCGTTGCCATTGGCTCGGAGGGTCTCGGCGCGCTCAAATCGCACACAGCCAAACTCGAACGTGACGACCTGTTTGAGGTTTTCGCAGAAAAGCAGCTCAAGGTCACCTTCGAGCGACTTGATGCGCAGCGCGCTGCACTGTTCGCAGGTGACAGGGGTTCCGTCGCAGATGAGGGTCAGAGTGGGCATTGTTTTCCTGTAGGGTTGGGACAAGCGATTGATCGGAGGCAGCTTGGGCAGCAGACCTCGAGCGTGGAGTCGTCACTCGCTGTGGTGCATGATCCAACCGTGTTGCTTGCCCAGCCATTGGGCAGAATGAGCCATTGATGGCACTCACTTGTTAGGGTGACAGCAACAGCGCGGTTGCCACAGGATGAGCATAGGATGGCGTGGTCGGACTGATTCATGCGCCCCGCTCCTTTGCCGCGGCCCGCACCTCGAGCTCAATGTTCTCGGGTACGGTCCACAGTCCAAGCCGACCTTTGCAGGGCACTGGTCGCGACAATGCGACGGCCCGCTCTAGCGTGAGTCCGTAAGGCCCCCCGAACCACAGGCTGCTGCTCTCGGTTACGCAAGCCGTCACAGTGACCGCGCCGAGGACTGCACCTTTCGCGAGGTCGTAGATCGGAGGAACATCCAGTCTGCAGACTTCCCAGATACACCGTACAGCAAAGACGTACTCGTCTCGAGGGGTGTCCTTTGAAGCGTGGATGAGCAGGCGCTTTGGTAGCGCGACCTTCTTGGGCCAGGACCACGAGCGGTTTTCAACGTCCTTGCCAGCGTTGAAGATGGCCCATGTCCACGGCTGAGTGACGGTCAAAGCGAGCACGGTTGCTCCTTTCGCTCTTTCCGGTGTTCCGCAAATGAAAAGTCTCCAGAGGGTATTGGTGCAACCTCGGCGCCGAGGGCGGAATATCCGCACTTGTCGAGCCAGCTGTCGAGGTGTCCAGGGGTCGCGAGGATGCGTGCGGTCTTGAGAGCGTCGAGGCATAGCGCTACCTGCCAGGCCGAGATCCGCGATCCGAGGATGACGGACCAAAGCTTGGCCGCGGTCAGAAGTCCCTCAGTCGGTGTGCCGTAGCATGCACCACGCTCCGCGATCACACGGACAGCGTGCTTGAGGACGACTTGGGCGATTGACCGCGGCTTCGATGTCGACATCAGAATCTCTCCTGGTGGTCAGGTGCAGCCATGAGGTCTTGGATCTTGACGGTGACCTGCTGCCAGAGGTCGCTGTCGAGCGCCTGCGCTGCGCGGTACGCGAGCACGGTCACCATCGCCAATTGGTCAATGACGAGATCCGAGTCCCCTGTCACTGCACACTCAGTGGCGATGGCGGCCTCGCGACTGATGCGCGCCATGACGGACGCCACTGGAAGGCGACCCCCGAACGTGCGATCCGCCCAGTCGTTGAGCGTGGCCTGCTCGAGAGGCCGCCTCGCACAATGGGCACACGCGTGCAGGGTGGTCTTCATGACTCCTCGAGATGGTCCGCGAGCTCCTCAAGCTCGGTACTGATTGGATCATTGGGACCGATGACGGCAGCGCGCCGGCGAATGAGCCTCGCTGCCTCTTTCTTCACCATGCGCGACGTGACGGTGACGATGCCGGTATCGACCAGCACCTGCGCGAGGAACGCGGTCTGCACGTTGAGCGTCCGCGCTGCAAGCGCCGCCTCATTGGTGTTCGCGAGACGGTAGGCGATCGAAGGATCTGAGGCCTGTTGGGTTGGTATCTGCTGGGTCCCTGACATGTCTGACATGGTCTACACTCCTGCAATATCGAGAGAGATTGAACGGTAGGAATCCGAATCACCGATGCGTTCGTAGATGCGCAGGTAGGTCTTGCTGCCTGCGCACTGGATTGAGTCCGAGATGGCACGCATAGCTTCTAGCCATTTGACGCCAGTGATCGCGAGGCGCCGCAGGCCGAGTACTCGCGAGGTCGAGATCTTACCCTCCTGGTTCACCTGGAAGGCATGCTCAATCAGCGCCCGGATCTCGACCGAGCTACCAACAGCCCACTGTTCGATGCATTCGTCGATCAGTGTCTTTGCCACCTGTAGTCGCTCGTCGAATGACAGGTGCTCGGCAATCTGACGCTGCACCTTGTAGCGACCATCGAACGAGACCAAGGTCAAGTTCCCCTTCTGGCCGCCAAGGCCGACGCCATACTGCTCAGCGGACAGCTCGATGAATGCGTCAATGTCACCCATCATCGCCGCCTTGAATTGCGCGAGCCGGTCGCTCTCTTCCTGCGCCTTGCGAGCTATCTCACACACCAGCTCATGCCGGGCCAGATCCACGGGTTTGATCAGGCGCATCGGCACCCAGCGCCCCAAGGCGTCGTACATGCCATCGTCTCGAGGCGCTTGAGCGGCACTCATGGCGACCCCAGCTCGAGACACTTTGCAGGTTCCGCGTGGCAGCGATCCGGATGCACCCGCACAACCTCAACAGTGACCCCGAAGGTTGAGCGTGGCACACCCTCTTGCAGACCTTCAAGTGATAGGCCGTAGTTTGCGAGCGCGATCAGGTGCTCAATTGGTGTCGACATCATGGTTCCTCAGCTCGGGTTGGTGCGACCCGCCAAGACCAAGACGGCCTCAGCGAGCTCGCGTACCATTGGGGACATTGAGTCACTGGACAGGATCCAGCGGGCGTTGGTAACGAGGGCGGTTACGTATTCCGAACTGAGACCGGCACTAGCCTGCTCCGCCTGCCGCTCGAGCGCACCGACATCTTCAATGATGTTCCGCAGAGAACACGCTAGTGCGTTGATGTCGAGCGACAAGACACGGCCGCTCGAGCGCGCTTCGTTGTGCTCACTGACGATCTGGTTCAGGAAGCATTGGATCTGCTCTGCAATCATTGCACAATCTCCAGCCCGAGGTTGCGCGCAGCGAGACGGATCTTGTCGATTCGCACCTGCGAGACATTACCGTTGGCTGCCGCAATCGCGAGCCGCAATACCTTGATGACCCCGCGTAGCGCTCCGGGCCGTCGAGCTATCTGGCCCAGGTAACTGATAGACTTCTCATCTGTGAGTTTCCACGCGGCCGCTAACGAGACGACGTCCTCAGGGATCGGTTTGCGGATGTGCAGCTGCGCGCCCATGCGACTGAAGAGCTGCGCGAAGTGAGCAACGCGCGCTCCGCCAGTTAGACGCTCATACACCATGGTGTTGCCCGCAAGCAGCATGCCCACCTCAGTCTCGTCATGGATCGACCGTAGCGACTCCAGCGAGTTCAAGCTCAGGTGCTGCGCCTCGTCAATGCAGAGGAATGGCTTCTTGGCTGCGACCAAGCGAGCTCGGATTGCTCGCGAGATTATGCGACTCCCGCCCGCGCAGTCCTCCAGTCCGACCGCGCGCGCCAGTTCTTCGAGCATAGGGTGCACTGTTGCGACCTCGGGGCTCGCTGTCATGATGAAGACGTTAGGGTATTCCAGCGCGTACTGCCTCATTGCCCGAGTCTTGCCGATCCCGGCACCGCCGTAGATGCACCCCAGGTCATTGTACGTGTGGCAGTAGACCATGATGTTGAGCATTCGCTCACTGGCGCGCATCTTCACGAAGCCAGGATCCGCGGGTAAGTCGTTCGCTGCGAGTGACTGCGCGCCAACCGACCCGTGGGAGTCGAGCCAAGCGTCAACCTTGTCTTCGACCTTTCTCGAGAAGGGCTCAGTGTTGTTGAGCCATCCTGTCAGTGTGCTCTTGCTAACCCCGATCTCCTTGGCTGCCTGGGCATGTGACAGTCCTCGCTCTATCAGCGCAGTCCTCGCGTGGACGCGTCGCCTGTTGCGCGTAGCAGTCGTCTCATTCTCTTCAGCCTCCACTAGCGTGAGAACAGGTTCGGGTTGGACAACTTCTGGGATTGATGTAGACTGTGTCTTCATTGTTGCTCCAAACTGGGGCGCGGCTTACTGGGCCGCGCCCCAAACTTTCAGGCGAGCTCGGCTTTCAGCTGCCGCCGTGCCATCGCCCCTATCGCTGTGAACATTGCGCTCTGCTCGTCGTCGCGCTCGAAGTCTTCCTGGGGAGCAGTGACGACCGTTTCTGGCTTGGTGCCCCTACCGAATACTGGTCGCACGACCTTCGCCTCGGGTGCCGCGGTCTCGCCGTACTTGGCAGCGAGCGCCTCGATGTGCATGCGCCCAATCTCTTCAGGATCCACTGCACCGAGATCGCGGGTGGCCTTCTTGACAGCCTTCGCCCACTGGCGACGCTTCCGATTGTGGTCGCGTGCCGCGTCGGCGTCAGAGAAACCAACCGCAGCGCTACACTCAGCAAACCCGATGTAGGTACCGACGACGTCATAGACGTACACGCCGCGCTGGATGTGCTCAGGATCGAACCGCACCACCACGGGCTTGCCCATGTAGCGCGCCACCTCAGGGGACCAGAATTGATTACCTAGCAGGTGGATGCCGCCCTGGCGCACCTTGAGATCATCAGCCGCAAGCAGCAACAGGCGCCGCTGCTCGTCGCTCACCTTGCGGATCGGTGCCTCAGCGTATGACCGAGCAAATGCCTCGTCAAAGGAGAGTTCACCACTGCACGCGCGAGTCCTGCGACCAGTGCGCGCGTTGTGGTCCTTGATCTCCAGCTCCACCACACGCAGGAAGTCCGCAAGGGGGATTGCGCGTGTACCGTAGTTGCATGGCTTGTTGACGGGTGAGTTACCAGTGTAGGCCCCGCTGAATGAAGGGTGCTTCGCGATTGTCTCGCACAGGTCACGGAAGCAGCGCTCAATTGGTTTGGCCTGTCCGTGGTACGGCGTGGCCCAGTGTACCTGCACACCAAGTAGGCTGAGGATGCCCGCTGGTTCCTCGTCACGGATCTTGAACCGGAATCGATGCGCCATCTGCCCGGTCATCCATTTGCTCGCGAATCCACGACCGTTGTCGAGGTATGCCTGATCTGGGATCCCGAAGTCCTCGCATAGGTCCCCGAAGCTCAATCGGATCGAGCTGGCGTTCTCAGTGCGGTCAACCCGCCAGGAGAGAATTTTCCCGCTACCAAGATCCTGCCAGACTACAGCGATAGGGCGCGCCACTTCGCCGTCGGGCCAGCGCACCTGTACATCCCACCGGTGGCCATCTGCGTTCACGGCCGCAAGAGCGAAGAACGCTGACCGATCTCGTTGTTGCGCGGGGTACTGCGCCGCTAGCGCATCACCACCACGGCGCCGTAGGACCAGAGACTCAGCGGGCACGTCCCGCTCAAGCCGCAGGCGCATCGCCTTTTCGCTTCCCACAGTCCAGCCCTTGACCTGTGCGACATCTAGGGTGCGCCGATACGCGTCGCGAAAACTCGGTTGCTCGGGTCGCAGGTAGGCACCCAACAGGAACTGCCACGCGTCATCATCGCAACCGCCCTCACTTGGCCGCCCGTGCCAATGCGGCATCAATAGCGCCGCCCACTCATGTGTCGGGCGCCCCCGCACTACTGAGCGCCAGCGTGTGATCGACCGGGCGCTCTCGCCAGTAGTTGCCGCCGCCTCTTCCAGCGCGGGCGACACGCAGCCGTATGTCGCCTTGAGTCGCTCGACCAACAGGACAGCGGCCACGCGCTCAGCTGCAACCTGACGGTGTCGCTCGGAAGCGCCATCGAGAACGCCCGCGGCGTCTGGATCCGCGCTGGTCACGCGGCGCCCTTCCGTCCTAGTGGAGAGCCGTCTGAGTCGTAGCGATCAGGCCAGATGTAGGCCGGGTCGAGACCGAGGAACCTGGCAATGAGGCGCTCAACCTTGGGGTAGGGACCGCGGAGCGCGTGACGGATGGCGCACTCTGTGTGTCCCCAGCTGACCGCCAGAGCAGACAACGTGGTGCCGCGCATCCGGATGGCCGCCTTGATCTCCTCTGGATGCGGACCACGGCGCAGCTGCGGTAACTGCGCTTTTGTGCAGCGTTGCTTGGTGCCATGACTTGCGGTCATATTGTTCTCCACAATTCGTCGAACCTGATGATGCCGCATTCAAATGCGGTAGTCAAACCGGAAATGCGGGACCCGCACGAAATAGTGGCATGTCAAACAGACCGTCACTCAAAGACCTTTCAGACGAGGAGCGCGTGGCGCTAGCTACCCGCCTCCGTGAGATGGTTGAACAGATCGGAACCCAGCCGCGCGCAGCCGAGGTCGCGGGGGTGTCGCTTCGCGCCCTCGAACAATACCTATCCGGTAAAGTGGCTCCGTCGCTGCTTGCGACAGGAAACCTAGCCGCTGCCACTGGCTACAGTCTGGATTGGGTATTGACCGGTCAGGGAGCAAAGGCGCGAGACACGACGAAGCTCCCGGATCCGAGAACTAACCCAGGAGACGCAGCAATCGCGTCTGGGTTGCGGATGCGCGAGATACTGGGATCGTTGTGGCAGGTGAAGGAGGCACTTGCTCGTACAGGTGCGCCGCTTGACACTATCGAAGAAGAGGATGAGGTGCTTGGTGGGATTTCTGACGCAATCGAAGCAACGGGACTACCGGAGCACATGCACCCGGTCGTCGCCGCAGCCATCGCAACCACGTGCCAAATCACGTCCAGCTATTTAATGAGGAAGGGGCGCAAGTACCCCCGCTGATAATAGTGGACCAGGCCAGTCGACCTTCTGTCTCACGCCGCCATTCTAAGGTGGGTTTCTTGGGTGGGGGCGCACAGTCACAGCAACCGCACCACCAAAACGCGAGCTGACCGACTTCTGACCGACCTAGCGACGGCATCAGACGTTCAGTGTTGCTTCCAGATCGCCCCCCAAACCACCCAAGACCCCAATCGGCTCCGGTCTGCGGTCCAGTTTGCCAATTCTGGCCACCAAGCCGGCGTCTGACCTCGTCTTGTTTGTGCAGCGACCCGCCAGACGCTCGTAACGCGTGACGCGTGAGCCTGCTCGAGCGTGACGATCACACGTGCAACTGCCCGGTCTTTCAATGGGGACATTTGGCACAGCGCTCGCAAGTTGTCCCCATTGAAAGGGTCAACATGAAAACCTACCTCCGCAGTCTCATCATGATCTCAATGCTCTCACTCACCGTCGCTTGTGGTGATGGTGAGTCCGTTGTCACCTGTCCCATGCCCGCAGCGTCAGTCGTACCCACGTCACCCGACGTTCCCGTCGTCCGCGAGTGGACGCTCTATGCGCGCGCGTGCAAGTCAGCAACGATCCCGCTCTCCGAGTGCGCCGACTGGCAGACTGAAGGCATACCAGACGTTGAAGCGGTGTCGCCTGTTCAGGCGGGTCTTGGCAACTGGTCATGTCATACGCTTGGAATCCAACACTTCGACGACCGCGACGAGGTGACGCTCTGGTGCGGCACGAACGACCAACCGGGACACTCAGTGCAAGTGGTTGCGCATTGCGGAACCGAGGACAGGCAAGAGGACTTGGTATTGCTCGACACTGACGCCGGCCGCTACTATGAGGTCATCGTGCTCTGCAGCGTGAGGTGAGCGTGAGATATCGAGCCGACGGCAGTCCAAGGTGCCACAACTGCGGTGATTCCCCGATTGCCGGTGGTTGGCGCTGTGAGGCCTGCGCGGAGTCACACCGCGAGAACGAGGCGGCTCGGCGCGCGGCATTGCGCAAGCGTGGCAAGTGTCTCGTGTGCGGCAAGCGAGCAGCTCGAGGCAAGCGTCACTGTTCGACCCATCTTGCTTACTACCGCGAACGCATGCGCAGCGCGTAACGTTACACCCAGTTGTGACGGTTGCGGTCCGCAACTGCCCGTAGTTTCAATGGGGACAACCTGGCACACTGCTCGCAATACTCCCAATCGTCGGCAACGATACGGTCTCCCCGGTGAAGCGAGCCGCGCCGAGCGGGATACAAACACGGACGCGAAGACAGGCAGAGCGGCAAGGATGCAGTGACGACTCGGAGAGACGAGTGACGCACAACGGAAACCGCGGAAGCACACACGGAACCCAAGCCAAGGCAGCGGCACCGAGGGCCCCAACCGCAAGGAAGGGGCTTTCGCGTTTTGTCTGGTTGCGCATTTGACCCGAATTGTGGCATGTTGCCGCTGTGTGCTCTGGGCGGAGACTGACCCGTAAGGGTTCGGGCTCGGGATGATTCTGCGTCGCTGGCATTGTCCAGTCAGCGATGCCAGTCCCCATCGAGATCTTTAAGTCAGGCCGTCACACCTCGTCCCGAGGTGATGTGCTCGAGTTTTCGGACGCCGAGCTGCAGGCCTGCTGCAAAGCCTACGATCCCAAGGTGCACGAGGCCCCGATAGTCATCGGGCACCCGTCGCAGGATGCTCCAGCGTACGGATGGGTCCAAAGCATCGCTTTTGCTGACGGGCGCATGAACGCCTCAGCTGACCAGCTCGACCCGGCCTTCGCTGAGGCAGTCAGTGCTGGGCGTTACAAGAAGGTCTCTGCGAGCTTCTACCGTCCCGAGGCGCCCACCAATCCAGTGCCTGGTGTCTGGTACCTGCGGCACGTTGGGTTTCTTGGCGCGGCTCCTCCGGCTGTCAAAGGCCTGCGGCAGGTCGAGTTCAGCGACACGGCAGAGGACTCAGTCACGGTGGAGTTCGGCGACTACGCTGACCGCAACGTGGCATCGGTGCTTCGGTCACTACGTGACTGGTTGCTGGCTAAGTTTGGGCAAGAGGAGGCGGACAAAGCGCTTCCGGCCTGGAATATCAATACGGTGCAGGAAGAAGCCGCTCAACCCGAGCCAGGTTCCCTGCCCGCGGGATTCTCGGAAGGGAACGAGAAGGCAGAGTCGAGCACAACTGGGGTCGCGCCGGGGGTTGAGTCGCCTGAGTCAAATCAGAGTACGACTCAGCCTCCGGCCGCAACTACCGCAACAGCGCCAGAGCAATCTGCTTCGCCCACACCCGATCCGTGCGAGGTGGAGCTGCAGGAGCAGCGAGAGGAGCTGGAAAAGCAACGGGTGGAGCTCGAGCGACAGAAGGCGGAGCTGGCGGCGCGCGAAGCCAAGGCGAAGCTTGAGGGGCACGTTGCCTACCTCGAGCAACTCGTCAAGGATGGTCGTCCGCTGCCTTGCCATCGGGACCTGGTGGTGAGTTTCATGCGCCTACTCGATGGCGAGACCCTCGACGCGGTCAGTTTCGGTGAGACAGAGACGCGTGGCCCGCTCGAGCTGTTCAAGACCGAGCTGCTCAGTAACCTACCCAAGAGCGTCAACTTCAGGGAGCTCGCGCCAGCGGGCGATGAACTCCCTACCAGCGACCCATCAGTCATCGCGGCTGCCGCGGTGACTTTCCAAGAAGAGCAACGCACCAAAGGTGTCTTCGTGTCGACCTCGGAAGCGGTCGCACACGTCCAAGGAGTCCGCTAGCAATGTCCCAAACCTATCCGATCCTCGTCCCGAGTCGCAAGGCATCTGGCGCTATCCCTGCGCGGCGTCTTGTCGCGCTGACCACCACGGCTGCGCTCGTCATTCTGGCGTCCACCAAGACCCAGACCTACGAAGGAGTCTCAGGCGCGGTTGCAACCGAAGCTGATGGCGAAGTGGCCATCACCTCTATGGGGATCGTGCCGGTCGAGTATGGTGGGGTGGTTGCTGTGGGCGACCCACTCACGAGTGATAGCGTCGGCAGAGCGGTCAAGGCGGTCGACGGCAACAACACAGCAGGTGTCGCGCTCGAAGCTGGTACCATCGGGACAATCGGTACGATATTCCTGGGCTCTGCGAAGCGGCTCGACAACACGCTACTTGCGGCGCTCGTGTCGGGCAGCTTGGGTTCTGGGACGTTGGTGGACCACGCGGACGCGTCGCCAGTGACGCTGCTCGCGGCTCATGCCACCAAAGACCGTGCTGTACTCGTAATCGCAACCTGCACCGAGTCGCTCGCTGGCAGCGACGCACCCACGTTCAATGTTGGCTGGACCGCTGACACTGATGGGTTGCTCGATGAGCTCGTGGTTGCGGGTGCGACGGCTGGCCAAACCTTCATTGGCGCTGGAGTAGTCCCGGCCACCAACGCGATCATCGCTACGCTTGCTACTGGTGGCACGACCACCAATGACGCCGGCAAGTTCCACGTCGCCGTGCTTGCACTACCGACGACGTAACAGCTGACCTGTATCCCCCAAAGCTACCAATAGAAAAGTCCCGGATTTCACGGTTCGCTGCCGTGGAGTCCGGGGCGAGATTGCATCCAAAAGGACACCATGGCTCAAAGCGCATTCGAACAGAGTCCCGAGTTGACTGCTATCGCAATTGCCTACCAGAACCCGGCTCGCGTGCTCATCAACGAGAACGCGCTGCCTGTGGTGCCGGTGGGGCGCCCCGGCTTTTCGTACTCAAAGTACGTAGACGACCACAAACTGTTCACGTTGCCTCGTATGCGCACGGCTCCAACGGCCAAGGTGAACCGCATTGAGATGGCAAGCACACGGACCACGAGTGAGACCTATGACAACGCGCTCTCGATGCCCCTGTCATTCTACGACGCAAACCGGGCGCCCGATGAGGTCATCAAGCCCAAGGAGTCTGCGACAGAGTTCTTGGCCGGTCTCGTGCGACTGAAGCGAGAGGTCGAGGTCGCTGAAATTGTATTCGATGCGGATAGCTACGCTACTGGATGCAAGGAAGAGCTCACTGGAGCTGACCAATTCGACGAGACCACGAGCAAGCCGCTCGAGGTCATACCTGATGGGTTGGCGACGCCGCTTGTGCGCCCAAACCGACTGATCTTTGGGCCCAAGGCTTGGAAGTACTTCCGTTCACACGCCGACATCGTCTCTGCTGTGCTTGGGAACTCTGGCACCAAGGGACTCGTGTCGAAAGAAGCGGTCGCTCAGCTCTTTGAGCTCGAAATGGTGTTGGTTGGCGAGGGCTGGGTCAATACGGCTCTCCCGGGCGAGACCGCGGTCATGACCCGAGTTTGGGGAAACCACATCGCGGCTGTCTACTTCGACCAAGCCGCGGCTCGCGTCGGCGGTATGACTTTCGGCGCAACCTTCCGCTTTGGCCAATTCGTCGCAGGTACGCTGCCTGATCCAGAGATGGGTCTGCGTGGTGGCGAGCTCGTGAAGGTGGGTGAGAGCGTCAAACCACTCGTTGTCGCCTCGAGCGCTGGATACTTCTGGGAGAACGCGGTCAATCCGTAGCCATCCACATTGCATCAGCAATGAGCGTGTCCTCGTCACGGTTCACCAGCATATTGGTGAGCCGTGACGATGGCGACAGCAGCAGGTGAACCTATGAGCAAGTACTTGGTAAAAGGTCGCATTCGTTACAAGGGCAAAATCATCGAGCCGGGCAACATCCGTGACCTGGAAGATGCGCTTGTCGAGCTCGCTGTAACGAAGGGCAAGGTGCTCAAGGTGGTGCCAGCTGAGGGCGGAAAGACCAAGACCGTGGTCAAGGATCCAGATGATAGCAAGACCAGCCCCAGTGCGCCTCGTCCCAAGGAAGACCTGCCGGCGAGCCACTGATGACTGTCACTATCGCGCAGCTCCAAGAACGCATTGACGAGCAAGTGCTCGCACAGTTGACCGATCCCGGTGGCGCGACAGTGAATGTGACCAAGCTTGGGCATGCGCTAGCTGACGCACTCGGCACGATACGGGGCTACTTGTTCAAGCTACCGGTGGCCGACCAGCCTCCCGCGGAAACACTGGATGCTCACCAGGTCGCACTCGCTCTCTATGTGTTGGCGGGCAACCGTCCCGGCGTCGAGTTCGATTCGATCCGGTCGCGCGCCAAGGTGGCAATAGCCTATCTCGAGCAGCTCACCGAGGGGACTAGTGTCGGCGTCGACACTGAGATTGACGCGCCGTCTCCCCTCGTGGACACCGACAGCCTAAGTCTCTTTCAAGGGAACACCACCACATGACCGTGCAGCTGTCTGTCGACATGCGTGACACGGCGTCAGCCGGCCTGCGGGCACTCATGCTGCGCGTCGGTGATATTGACACAGTGCTGGATGAGATCGGTGGGTCACTTGTCGCGTCCACTCAGAAGCGTTTCGAAGATGAGGAAGATCCAGAAGGAGCTAGTTGGGCGGACTGGGCAGACTCAACGGCCGCGAGACGCGGCGACGGTCGCAAGCTGTACGATGAGACCAACCTATTCGACTCGCTCGACCACAAGGTGTCTGGGTCGAAGGTCCACGTCGGCGTCAACATGATCTATGGCCGCATCCACCAACTGGGCGGCGAAGCCGGGCCCATCACCGCTCGTGTGGTGATACCTGCACGCCCGTACCTGGGTTTGAGTGCTGACGACAAGACAGAGGTTGGGGCAATTGTAGATGACCACGTCAGAGGGGCTGGAGCATGAACACGGAGCAATTGCTCGACGACATCATCGCTCGTCTCAGAGGCAAGTTCACGAGTCCAAAACTCGAAGTTGTGAAGTGGCCAGACAACCCGACATCAAAGCCTCAGTTTGCTGGAGGTGTAGCAGCATTATGGGTTGGATACGACGGTAGCAAGTCGGGACCGCCCGAGACACTGGGTCGCCCAATTCAAGCACGTGCGAGACGCGTATCGGTGGCGCTGTTCGTGCGGCAACTCAACGGTGCGCATGGCGCCGCCAGCTACATTGATGCCACCAATGAGACACTGCACGGGTGGCGCCCGAGCGACGGCGGCGCGCTATTGCTTTGCGAGGACCGGTTCGGGGCACACACCGATGGGGTTTGGCGTTACGACCTGGTCTACTACACATCCACACCAGCCATTCCAGTCCTAGACAGTGACAGTGAGCTGGATGGCCCAGCGCTGCGGCGTGTGACCCTAGCAGACACGGTCGGTGGAGACAGTGAGATCGAATCAACAGCAGAGGAAGAACCAGATGTCTGATAGTCAGTTCACCTACCACGGTCCACCATCCGGCGTCTCACTGTGCGAAGGCTCGGGTAAGGGGCGTCGCAAGAGCGAGACTCTGCTACACGCGGGACAGACTGTCGCGCTACCCGCGGACCACCCGTACGTGAAGCGACTGATCGCGCAAGGTCGCCTCGTGCCAGTCGAGCGCTTCACCAAGTCCACCCCACGCAACCAGAGCGACAGTGCCACCATAGGCACCAAGAAGGAGTCCGTGTAATGGCCGCTTCCTATCTGCACGGAGCTGAGACCATCGAGATCGCTGGCGGAAGCAAGCCAGTGAAGGCAGCAAAGACGGCTGTCATTGGTCTGATTGGCACCGCTCCCATTCATCGCGTGGCTGCCGCGGATCGCAAAGTCAACAGCAGTGTCGTCTGCTTGTCTGACGTGGCGGACGCCAAGTACTTTGGCCCGGACATCGCGGGGTACAGCATCCCTGCGGCGTTGGCGGCTATCCGTGCCCAGGGCGTCGGCACTGTCATTGTGATCAATGTATTCGATCCAACCACGAACAAAACTGTGGTTGCCGCGGCAGATCTGACCATCACAGCGAACAAGATCACCCTGAGTCACGGTGACATCATCAGTGCGACCGTCAAGGTCGAGACGGGCACTGGAAGCGCGCTGGTTGAAGGCACCGACTACTCTATCGATCTTACCGCAGGGGTCATCACTGTGCTCGCAGGTGGCGCCCTGGACGGTGACCCAAAGGCCAACGTGGGCTTCACCCACGGTAACCCGTCGGCCATCCTAGGATCCGACATCATCGGTACGACCAATGTCAGCGGTCAGCGGACTGGGATGCAGGGATTCCTAGACGCCAAGGCGAAGTATGGGTACTCGCCCAAGATCCTGATTGCTCCCGTGTACTCGACCCAGGCTACGGTTGCCGCCGCATTGGGTGTCATTGCCCAGCAGAGAAAGTGCCGCGCTGTGTACATTGTGGATGCCCCAGTTGGCACGATGGTAAGCGAAGCCATTACAGGTCGCGGCCCGACGGGAGATATCAACTTCGAGATCTCGGACGACCGTGGGATCCTAGCGTTCCCGTACCTCGAGCGCGCCGAGGATGACCTGCAGCCATATTCCCAATACCTGGCTGGTGTCATCGCTGCTACCGACGTGGACTACGGATTCTGGTACTCCCCTTCGAACAAGGTAATCAGGGGTGTCATTGGTCTCGAGATCCCGATCTCGGCAAGCCTCAACGATCCAAACTGCGAGGCAAACGCATTGAACGAGGTGGGCATCACCACCGTGTTCAACGCCTTTGGTACTGGGTTCCGCACATGGGGCAACCGCTCGAGCGCCTGGCCAGCATCCAGCGGGCAGACGAACTTCATTCAGTCGAGACGCACAGCAGATCAGATCCACGAGTCGCTAGAAATGGCGATGCTGGACTACATTGACCTGCCCATCAACGACGTGCTTATTACTGCCGTGCTGCAGTCGGGAAACGACTACATGCGTCTGCTGATTGGGCGCGGCGCGGTGCCAAAAGACAGTCGCGTCGAATTCAACGCCGCCAAGAACCCGTCGTCGGAGATTGCAGCCGGACACATCACGTTCGACATCGTGTTCTGTCCGAACCCACCCGCTGAGCGAATCACCTTTGAGTCCTTCATCGACATCAATCTGCTAGGTGCATAATGGCCATCGTTATCAGCAAGGTTTTCAATGCCAACATCTACGTCGACGGATCAGTCGAGCTGATCGGGCGCGCCAAAGAGATCAAGCTCCCCGAAGTGAGCGCCAAAATGGTCGAGCACTCAGCTCTCGGCCTGGCCGGTGTACTCGAACTGCCCTCGGGTCTCGAGAAGATGAGCATGTCGATCAAGTGGACTGGATGGTACGGCGACATTCTCAAGATGGCAGCCAACCCGTTCCAGTCGCACAAACTCCAGATCCGTGCGAATCATGAGACGTACACGTCAGAGGGCCGGGCGCAAGAGCTTCCGCTTGTCATCCTTGCGACTGCATCCTGGAAGAAAGCGTCGCTTGGGACACTCAAGCCGCAGGATGCATCAGAAGCCGACGATGAGCTCACGGTCAGCTACATCAAGGTAACTCTCGACGGCGATGAGCTGTTCGAGATCGACGTGCTCCAGAATATCTGGAAGGTCGCTGGTGTCGACGTGCTTGCACAGTTCAAGGCCAGTCTGAGCGGGTAGTTCTACCTTCACGCGAGGTGAATCATGTCAGTGCAGAAGTCCGACACCGAACCGTGTCCAGAGGACGCTTCGGTGTGTCCCAATATCGCGGCAGCGTCGGAGTCAGGTGCCATCCAGCTGTCAGACGGCGAGTTTGTGTTGCCCTCGGGAAAGGTCGCTCGGGTGCGAGCTGGAAAAGGCCTGGACATCCAGCGCGCCAGCCGCATTGTGGGCGACATCCAGAAGGAAGGCCCAATGGCGCTGGTGATGGCTATAGCAGCGATCAAGACCACGGTTGACGGAAGAGGCATCACCTACGAGGACCTGCTCGAAATGGGTGAGGATGACGTCTGGGTCCTCGTGGGAAAGTCCCAAATGGGAAAAGGGTTATCACCGCCGATCATCTCGCGCAGTTGAAGGCCGAGGGGTACCTCAGCCAGACTGAGATCGGTGGAATGAGTGAGGTTGAACTCGTAGCAGAGGTTGAGGAATTCTCTCGCTACTGCGAGCGCAAGAACGATGCGCAGCGCCGAGCATCCACATGAACCTCTTCGAGCTAGCTATTGTCGTTAGTGCCGTCGACCGAGCAACCTCGGTACTCAACGGCGTCAAAGGCGCCATCAATAGCACCTCGGCAGCCGGCGAGAAGATGCAGAAGTGGGGGCAACAGGCTACCGCCGCAGGAGCACTGGTTACGGCCGCGTCCCAGCAGATAATGAGCGGGTTCCAGTCAATCATCCAGCCTGCCAATGATGTCGAAGATTCGTTGGCAAAGGTGCACTCGGTGCTCACACCGATGAGCGGGACAATGACCGACGCACTGGGTCGCATGCAGTCCGCTGCCGTCGATTGGAGCACGGTCCACAAAGATGCGGCCTCGAAGTTCCTCGACACCACCTACATGATGATCTCGGCGGGGCTCAATGAGACGGCTAGCATTGAGGCTACCCGGACCGCGATGCTTGTCGCCAAGGCCACCATGGGGGAATCGACCGATGCGGCCAACCTCATCGGCGGTGCCTACAACACCATTGGCAACAAAGCCAAACCTGCTGCCGCTGAACTCACTCGTTTGGGAGACGTGGTCACCAAGACACAGCAATTGTTCCAGTTCGCCAACTTCAACCAGCTCTCTGAGGGACTCAAGAACTCGACGGCTGGGGCCCTAGCAACAGGACTCAGTTTCGAGCAGCTCAACACCGTTATCGGCACTCTCAATTCGAACCAGCTGCAAGGCGCTGAGGCCGGGACTTCGCTCAAGGCGGCAATGCTCAACATGAGCAAGGCATCCACCTCGCTGAAGTTCGATATCGCAAAGACATCCGAAGGCGGCCTGGACTTCATTGGTACGCTCGCTAACATCGAGAAGAAGTACGGCAGCCTGAAGGCCATGTCACCCAAGGTACAGGAAGCATTCCGTACCGCTTTCGGTGACGAGGGGAATACCGCCATCTCGCTCTTGCTGGGCAAGAGCGGTGAACTGTCCGACAGTCTGGCAAAGGTGAAGGACTCTGCCGGCGCCGCCGCCGCTGCCGCTGCCATCATGGGAGACACTGGCTCGTCGAAGGCAGCTATCATGGCCAACCAGGTGGTGGCTCTCAAGGTAGCGGTGGCCGCACAGCTACAGCCCACCATTGCTGCCGTTGTGCCCTATATCACCCAAGCCTTTGCGGCGATGAGCAAGTTTGTCGGTGAGCACCCGCAATTGGTCCGGGTTGCTGGAGTCCTTGCTGCCATCCTGATGGCTGTAATGGCAATCGTTGGGCCCATATTGATGGCCGTCGGGGCCGTTGGGATGTTTGCTGGTTCTGTGACCACCGGCGCTGCCCTGATAGGCGGCTTCGCGACCGCGCTGGGCACGTCACTCGTGGGCGGCTTGGTGTCTGCCACGATGGCAGCCTGGAGCTTTGCAGCGGCTCTGATGGCAAACCCAATCACGTGGATTGTGCTCGCGATTGTCGCAGCCGCCGCTCTCATTTACATCTACTGGGAACCGATCAAGAAGTTCTTCGTTGGGCTCTGGAACACACTCAAGACCGGTTTTCAGTCTGCTTGGGCCTCGGTGCTGGCGACCTGGAGTCGCGTCACCGGGTTCTTCAACGGGATTTGGTCGAACATCAGGGCAGCGTTTCAAGAGTCGTTCATCAAGGGAATCCTAACCGTCATTAGCTACCTCAACCCAGTTGCCTTGTTCGTACGCGCGTTCGTTGCGCTATGGCCGTGGCTGAAGACACTGCCAGGCAAGTTCGTGGAGGCGCTTGGAGCGCTAGGGGGCGTGATTGTTGGTGCCGCGTCCGCTGCGTCCAGTGCGGCACTCGGACTACTCCGCTCAATGTGGTCAGGGCTGCAGGGGCTCTGGGCATCAATCGTTGGGTGGTTTAGTGCCTTGCCTGCTCGAGCGATCTCCGCCCTTGTGGCGCTAGGGGGAGCTGTTGTTGGAGCGCTGTCTGCAGCAAAGGACCGCGTCTTTGGGATCTTATCCACCATTGCTTCCACACTGTCCGGTTTCTTCCTTGGCGGGTTCCGCAACGACTTTGCTGCGGTAACGAGCTTCGTGGGTACCGCGTGGCAGACCATCAAGACTGCCTTCGATGGCGGCATTATGGGTGTACTGGGATTGTTCGCGAAATTCAGCCCAGTCGCGCTCATTATGCACGCACTCGACGCGGTGACGCAGTGGCTGTTCGGGTTCTCGCTGTTCGCAGCAGGAAGCAACATCCTCAATGGCCTCACAGCTGGGATCCGAGCAGCGGCAAGTGGACCCATCGAAGCGGTGACGGCGGTGGTACAGAGGGTGCGTAACTTGCTTCCGTTCTCACCAGCCAAGGAAGGCCCGCTGCGGGACCTGCACCGCGTGCGCATCATCGAGACAATTGCGTCCACGGTGCGCGCGACTCCCCTCGTGAATGCCATAGCGACCGCAGCGACGCTGGCCGTTGCGACCGTGCCGCAGGCCGCGACGAATGTCGCGAGTCTAGCCGTGGCGACGGTGCCGCAGGTCGCGACCAATGTCACGAGCCTGGCCGCCGCGTCCGTCCCGGGCTTTGTGCCCACGATGAATGCAGCTGTGCAGCAGGCCGCCCCAATCGTGGTGCCGCTCCCGGCTCCAGCGGCCCAGCAGCAACCCGACGCAGTCACGGTGTCACCTATCGTCAACTTCTATATCAGCGGCAATGCTGACGCGTCCACTGTTGGACAGCTCGAGAAGTGGGCACGCGAGAACTCGCGACTGCTATACAGTCTGGTCGAGCGCCAGAGTCAGAATGAGAAGCGAGGGGCGTTCTAGTGGCACTGCTGTGGTTGGGCAACATCAAGCTCGAGGCTCTAACGGTCCTCGATATGCCATCGTCTCGGTCATGGGACTATGCGCCACAGAAAACGATCGAGGGACTGCCCGTGCTGCAGTTCAATGGGCGCGACGCAAATACCTACGAGCTCAACGTACGGATCCATCCTGCACTGGGCACACCACAAAGCATCATTCGTGAGCTTGGGTCCGCTGGTGATGGTGGTGAGGTAATGGTGCTGCAAACTGGCACTGGTGAGCAGCTCGGCAGCTATGTACTCAAGGGACTGGACCAGAAACGTATCCTCACCACCCCCAAAGGCGAGATCCTGGTTGCGGATCTAAGTCTGAAGTTGCTGGAACATCGCCCAATCGACATCGAATTCAAGGATGGTGTAGCCATCGAAGGTACAACAGCTGACACGACAGCGCAGCCCGAGGCAGTGGACGACTCACGCGAGCCGAGCGAGGTGCCACTCAGTGAGATTGTGAGGTCAGGGTGACCCTATACGTCTCATACACGACAAAGGAGAACGATAGATGGGACCAGATCTCGCAGTTGCATTATGGCACGCCGTACGGCTATCAGCGCATCATTGAGGCCAATCGGACCGCGCCGATCACGCCACTGCTACCGAGTGGTGTTCGACTCGCGATCCCTGTAATAGCCAAGGCAAGCGCTACAGCGAACTTGCCGCCGTGGAAACAATGAGTCGCGCCCAGCGCCCCACATGGCTGATCACGTATGAGAACGCCGACATCAGTGCGGACATAGTGCCAATGGTCACGGCGGTGACGTACACTGACCACCTCAAGGGCAAGAGCGATGAGCTTGAATTGGTCATCGAGGACAGCTCAGGACTGTGGCGCAGCGGATGGTATCCGTCTCCTGGGGATCGCATCGAAGCGAAGATTGGCTACGAGAACCAACCGCTAGTGGCTTGCGGACGGTTCGAAGTGGACAAGGTGGAGCTCGATGGGCCACCCGACGTGGTCACCATCCGAGCGCTCGCCGCGGGGCACTCAAGCCCCTTGCGCACGCAACAGAGTCGCGCGTTCGAAGGCTTGTCACTCGATGGGATTGTGCGCAAGGTGGCCAATGAGTATGGCTACGAGGTAGTGGGAACGATAGAAGGCGAAGCGCTCAAACGAGTGAGTCAGGCCAACGAGAGCACACTGGCTTTCCTTGCTCGCGTGGCCGAGGAATATGGGTTCGTGTTCAGCCTACGCGGCGAGCGACTGGTGTTTTACAGCTTGCTGACGCTTGAACAGGCTTCAGCGAATGCTGCGATCGACTACGGGGAACTCACAGGCTATAGCTTTACCGTTGGCACCCAGCGCACCTACGTCGCTTGCGAGGTCGCGTTCAAGGATCCAGAGAGCGGAAAGCTCATGAAGTGCCGCGTCGAAGCAGATAACGTTAGGCCGAGTGGAAACGCGTCCGAAGCTGGAGCTCCAACCTCCACCATTCAGCAGGGCTCTCGGGGCGATCAGGTGCGAGACTGGCAGCGCTTCCTGCTTGCTCAGTCACTATATAGTGGCAGCATCGACGGCGTCTTCGGCTCCGGGACGCTGCGCGGAACTCGGGCGTTCCAGCGAGAGAGTGCGCTTGGTGTGGATGGCAAGGTCGGGAGACAAACCTATGCTGCGGCCTCTGCAAAGGGGTTCAAGCCTAGCACTGGAGACGTTGGTTCTAACACTGCCTCCGATGTGCTGCGCAAACAGATCCGATGTGAGAGCGTGGCTGATGCGGAAACGAAGGCTAAGGCGCTGCTGCGCGCAGCCAACCGCCTGAAAGCCACCGGCTCGCTCGAGCTCCCCGGCAATCAGATGCTGGTGGCTGGCACAAAAGTGGAGCTGACAAACATCGCCCGCCTGTCAGGGCAGTACACCATTGAAAGGTCCTCTCACCGTATGACACGCTCGGGCGGCTACAGCACCAGTCTCGAGGTGACCTATGTATAGACTTGGGACCGTGAGTCAGGTTGATGCCGCAACATGCCGAGCAAAGGTGCAGCTCGAGGAGCTTGAGACTGAGACGTACTGGCTCGAAGTGCTCCAACGCAACACCCTCACCAATCGCGACTATCACATGCCGGATGTTGGCGAGCTGGTGGCTGTGCTTCTCGATAACCGAGACGAGGCCGGGTGCATCCTGGGAGCGATCTACACAGGCGAGAACAAGCCAACCGATCCAAGCGCTGACATACGCCGAGTCGTATTTGGGGACGATACACTGGTGGAGTACAACCGTGCCGAGTCCAAGCTGACAATCAGCGCCTCGGGGGACCTAGCGGTCACGGTCGCCGGTGACTGCACGGTGGAAGTCACCGGAGATGCGACGGTCAATGCCGAAAACCTCAACGTCACCGCTACGGTGTCTGTCACAGGGGACACAACGATCAAGGGCGCCACGGTGGCGGATGGCACACTGAAGGTGGCAGGTGGCGGGCAGAAGGTCGCGCTTGCGCAAAAGACCGCTGACGCACTTACCACCCTAAAGAACGCGATTGCGTCAGCAGTGCCGACGCCACAGGACGGTGGCGCTGGACTCAAGAGCACCCTCCTAGCTGGTCTCGCTGCGTGGCCGCCTGATGTCGGAGCGGCGAAACTCACCAGCGATTAGACGCCGGAAGCCTTACGGCTGAGAAGACACGCTCTCCAACAATACCATGCCGACCATGCCCAGCGACACACGAGCTCTCGCCTCAAACTGGCAGACGCGGCTGGGTGTGTCAGGTGAGGTTGTGTGGGGAGCCGATGCGCTGGACCAGTTCATTCGGATCGTGCTGACGACGCAACTGGGTTCAGTGCCTCACATGCTCGAGCTTGGGATCGACTGGTTCGGAATCATTGACATGCCAATCGACGACGCGTTGCCCCTGCTAACGCGCGGAGCAGCAGCAGCGTTTCGTCGATGGATCGAACCAAGGGGCACACTGGTAAGCATTGAGCCTGTGTCAGTGAACGAGAAGCTTACCGCAAGACTTGTCTATCGTGCAGCGAACTCTGACGCGTTGAGGACGCTCGAGGTGGCGCCGTGAGTGTCACGATCCCAGAGCCTGAGTTCATCGAGCGCGATCCTGAGACGATTGAACAGCAGGTCATTGCCACCTGGGAATCCGAAGGAGGAGAAGCGCTCGAACCGGGACAGGTCGAGATGTTGTTTCTCAAGACCGTGGCCTATCGAGAGACTCTCGTGCGCATTGGCTTGCAGGAGGCTGCCAAGCTGAACCTCCTCAAGTTCAGTGAGTTTCCAGTGGTGGACTACCTTGGTGAGCTGCTCGTCACACCGCGACTTGATGCGCAGTGCTCACTGACGACACTGCGCTGGACGCTGGGTGCGACACACGGGACGGATGTCACCATCGAGTCCGGCACGCGAGTGCGAACCAAGGACGGCAAGTACATGTTTGCGACGCTGGGTGATGACGCAGTGATTGCCGCTGGGTCGTTGCATGTCGATGTTGCGGCGGCGTGCACCGTTGCTGGCACTGTCGCAAACGGATACATCGCTGGACAGATCGTGGAATGGGTTGATTCTGTGCCCTCACAGGTTGCCTCTGTCACGAATCTCACCACAACGAGCAGCGGCACGACATCAGAGGCGACCCCTGCCTACATCGAGAGATTGCTCGTGGCTCCCGATGCGATGTCTAGCGCCGGTGGTACCGAGGCGTACAGGTACTACGCGCTCTCCGCTTCGAGCGCCGTCGCCGATGTGGCGGTGTCCAGTCCAGGCGAAGGCGAGGTGTCGATCGCGGTGCTCGCCACCACAGGGAACCCGTCGAGCGAACTGATGGCATTAGTCGAGACGGCGGTGTCAGGGGAACGCGTGCGCCCCCTGTGCGACAACGTGACCGTGGTCGCGGCGTCGAGCGTCACATGGGCTCTTGAGGCGGAGCTGACGCTCTATGCAAACGCAGACAGTGACAGCGTGCTGGCTGCCTCGGAAGCGGCGGCTGTGGCCTACGCGTCTGCACGTCGAGCCAAGCTCCGACGTAGCGTTGTGCGTTCGCAGGTCATAGCCGCACTGTCGGTGAGTGGGGTATTTTCTGTCGAGTTGATCCAACCAGCCGTAGACGTGTCCGCTTCCGAGGACGAGTGGTTGGACTGTACATCAATTAGCGTTGAAGTGGTCGGGTTCTCTGCTGAGGTGCTCGATGAATGAGTTGCTACCTGGTAGCATTGCTGACGAGCGATTCCAGCGTCTGGATCGCGTGGCTGCCGCGCGGTTTGCTGGTATCGACCTATCGCGAGCACTCGTTGCGCTTATCGACCAGGTAGAGGCGTCGGCGCTGCCGGCGCTGGGCTGGCAGTTTGGTGCCATCGACGAAGCGTGGCGCGTTGCCACAGTCCCAGAACGGCGCGAACTCCTCAAACGCGTGATGGCGCGCCGCCGCAAGCGCGGCACACCCTGGGCAGTACGGGACGCGGTAGAGGCGCTGGGACACGATGCGACAGTGCGGGAGCGGACCAGTGAGTTGCAGGTGCGCAACGGAAGCGTGCCGTACAACGGGAACTTCTTCCACCACAGCTCACCATGGTGCTTCTGGGTCGTGGTGACTGGTGTCCGTGGGCGCGAGGTCCTCCAAGCTGTTGTGGATCGGTGGAAACGGAAGGCCACAAGGGCAGCGGTGTACTTCATCGCGGACAATGACGATGCCGCCTATCCGGTCGCCTACTCGGTAACAGCTGACACTCATGTGCGCATTTTCGATCCAACATTTGGACTGACTTTTGGGTGAACCATGACGGCGCTTTCCAGAGACGACCTGCATACAGCCATCGAAGCCCTAAGGAACGAGACGGCGCGTTACGCCAATACGCCGGCGCGCGTGGCCGATCTGCTGCAGAACATCTCTGACAGTGCAGTCTTGGAGCAGTCGAGCTCATATGGCCCCACCGCCATCGCGGCCAACGCTGGTGAGCCGTGGGCCACTATGCTGACCTTGCCCGCACCTGCCGCAAATACCAGCGTCCTCGACTACGTGGTGCGCGTGCACGGATATCGTGCGGGCGCCCCAGCTGACGATCTGCGTGATGAGTCAGTGGTCTTGAAGGTATCTCGGGACTCCGCTGGCACTGCGGCAGTGGTCCTGGGTGGATACAAGCAGTTCAATTCGCCGCGACTGAAGGTGGTCGCTGGAGCGAGTAGTGTGTCGGTGCAAGTGCGCGCCGATCCAACCTACTCCTGGACCTGGTCAGCGACAGCTAGCCTGGCGTTAGTGCCAAGCGACGGGCAGCTGAAGACGAAGGACGCGGCTACGATCGGCACTGGCGCCACGTGGGTGGCACAGCTGTCCCTGGCCGGTCCGCTTAAGGACGGCGACCAAACAGAGGTCGCTTATGCCGTGCGCGGTCGCTACAACTCCAGCGGGAGCACGTGGTCATTCCTGCGGGCGCGCGGCATCTTGGCGCTGCAGCGCACCGGAGGCACAGTGACGATAGTCGATCATGTGCAGACGTGGACACATGCACGTGTGCGCGTGGTGTATGACACGACACTGCAGATCCAGGTGCAACAGCATGCCACTGAGAATTGGACGATTGAGGCAGAGTTGACCGCGACTCTGGTTGGCGTGTAATGCCTGCCCCGTGCATGGCGCCCGCAGTGCAGCCCGGGTGGGAACGAGCCTCAGCTGCGTGGCTGCATGCGACCTGGCTAGCTATCCACGGCGCCAACTGTACTCACCTATTGATCGGGGACGACTTTGTCGTGAGCAGCGGTGGCATCATTACCAGTTGGCCGGGTCGCATAGGCGGCACACTGAGCCCAACCGGGACAGGTACCTTCAGCACTACGATAGTGAACGGGCGGCGCATGAGCGAGCCTCTTCCGTTGGTGACCAGCAAGGACTTGAGGCTTGATGACGGCGTCGTATCCAAGAACTTCTGGGCCGTGGCTGTCGGGAGCCCAGCGGGCAACTACGAGACGATTGCCTACTGCGCTTCATACCTCGGGATCCCGCTTGTGGCGAACAACTCTGGAGGGTGGTACACGGCAGGTGGCTGGAGTCATCGTTGCTACGGCGTAGCCAGCGAAGTGGTGGCCTCGAGCGGACTGCAGATATTCGAAGGCACCAACGTCGCCAATGCCTACAGTGGGATCATTGCCCTAGGGTATAGCGGCGGCGCCGAGACCCGATGCTGGTCGCGCCCCGTCGGGTTTTTTGCTCGTCACACCGCTGAGCCTTCGAGTCAACAGCGCACGGACTCGCTGGCTGCACTACGGACGTTCTTCTCCCAACCAGCATGAGGCACAGTGGCAAACCTAGTACTGACCCCCACGTGGGATGAAATCCGACAGCTCGAGATCACTGATGCGGTCGAGGGCGGCGCGGGTGGCGTTGACAACATCGCTCCGCGCCAGCTAGGCAACCGCTCTGAGTACCTGGAGCGGCGATTGCGTTGTGTGGGCAAGGTCGGCGACTTCATGGTGATGCGTTGCGGTGGCCCCATCCTGCTGGGCAGTGGATGGTCTGCGCATGCGAGCGGCGCGTGCTGGACCTGGTCTGGCTATAGCAGCACCGCTAGTGCCATCATATTTCCCGTGCCAGCGACCAACGGGGGCATTGTTGGGGCGTCAGGCACCTGCGTGTTTTATGCTGCCAGTGAGGCAAACAAGCCGAATGTTGCACTGGCGATTATGAGCATTCGCGAGACCACGCTGGTGGAGCCGACGACTAGTAACTACATCGTCACTACCTGGGAGGAGTCCGTGACCGACACGGCAAACCCGTGGATTGGCTTGCGCGACCTCAGCATTAGTCTACCCACCGAGCACGCCACCGACTGCTCTGCGAGTGAGTACTCGGTGCGATTCGACACCCCGAGAACCAACACCAGTAATGTGTACAGCATGAGTGTCCTGCGACCGTTCGTGTTTATACAGCCCTAGCTGAGCTGCAGTGGCAGTGGAAACTGACATAGGGGCCGTCTGCCAAATCGGCGGGAACGCGAATTGCCAAATCGGGCGGCTCGCTACACCCGTCTCCGCTCCAGCCCGTGTCGCTCCCGCTCCGTCCCCCCCCCTCGCGCGGTCGCCGTTGGGAGTGACCGTGCCAACGCATGCAG